GGCTCGACCACAAGAGCGTCGCCCCACCAATGACCGTCGCTGTTGTCGCTCAGGTGCCTCGATGCTGTGTAGTGTGTCGGCCTGACTAAAAACAGACTGTCGTGATTCTCAAAGGTAAAGTCGGGGGCTATCATGATGCACCCCCTGACAGCACGACAATCCAGTGCCAGTAGGTGAATTCAGCTCCCCAGATATTGAGCCATGGCAGGGTAGCGGCGACCAGAAATAGGCCGCCTAGTAATTCCCGATAAAGGTTCATGACTGACCCCCTTGAGCTGTAGCGGTCAAGGTGCCAGCCTTACAAGCAGATCGGTTCCACTCATTAGTGCCGACAACGTGCCATTCCCAGTAAGCCCATTGATCACCGTGGCTGAAGTTGCCCCATGCACCATTGCAGAAACAGATTGCATCAACCCCGAACTGGTCAGGGGTAATCGGCATTAGATCGCCATTAGAAGCTGTATGAGCCGCATCAGCAATCCAAGCCCACCTAACACCATGCTCACCGTTCAAAACAGGCTCACGCGCCTGTGGCGGCTTTGTAAGCTCGATCTTGTAAGACTTGTCGCCTTTGCGAACAAACCAACCGCCGAAGGCATCAGGCCGCTTAATCTCGCCGACCTGATCACCCTGCACACCATTTGTAAAATCAAACACTTTCATGACTACCCCCTAACCGTGCGCTGTATGAAGTTTGAACTTGCGCTTGCCTGTCACTGCTTTAGCAATGTCAGTAGCGGCACGACGCATGTAGGAGTCACCCATGCCAGCCCAATGGACAGACATGGTGATTCCTGCGTTACAAATGGCATCGTGCATCGCGGCAGACTCTTTACAGTAGCCATAGCCACCAGCCTTGCCATAGCCAGAGCCGTAAACCTCACGACCACTGATCCAAGCAATGCAATGGATTACCGAGCCGCTACAGTAGAACCGAAAGCGGCATGGTGTATGCGTGGCAGGGTGAAAGACTGAAAGCTCTTTATAAAAGTGATTGCTTACGCGGTCACGCTTTGCACCAACCTCTGCATCGTGTAGTTTTGAGATGTTTATGTTTAACATGACGCACCCCCGATCTGATCCATAAGATCGTTAGCGTGTCCGATTGTGCTGTAGTCGTTTACAGTCTCATCAGGCTCATTCCCGTGTATCATGTAAGCCCATGAGTCATCGCCAAAGGTTACAGTCGCGTCATCGCAAGCTGTAGCCTCTGACCAGCCTGTGCGCCAGCTTGTGCCATGATAGGCTGGCTCATCGCCGCGCTCTGCACAGTCATCGCTGTACCAGATTGTGAATGGGAGATCGGCCTTAGAAGCCGCTTTAAGTAGTTGTAGACCTATATCTTGTGACATCGCTTATCCTCCTGCGATTATGTGTCGCAAGGGATAAAAACTAATGCTTGGATGGTGCTGGCGGAGAGACTCGAACTCCCAACCGCCCGATTACAAATCGGGAACCACCAAGGATTGACCCTTGCTTAATATGACACTGAATCAATTTGTCTACATATGCAAGCACTAAATGACAAACAGCGACACAAAAGCAGATCGGCTGGTAATCCTGCGTAATGCAAGGTGTAGACCTGCGAGGGCTTCAAGTTAACGAGTAGCCTCTCCGCAAGCCTACAACCTAGGGAAACACGTCAGATGTTTTGTGTCCACCTCTTAGATAAAAACGGTAGTAGTTTTAGGTAGTACCTAGGTGATCATATGAAAGTAAGTTGACTGTAGTCAGTACCACCACAGTCAAGAACAATAGGACTTAGATCACCTAGGTAATAAGATCACCTAGATCAACCTAAGTACCCAGCTCCCGATTTATTCATAAAAGAGTAATAACTCCACCACAGTCATATTTCTGTTTTGTCGAGATCTAATGGCCTAATGTCACTTAGGTCAACCAAGGATCTGCCAGCCGATGCGACATCGGCAACACACAAGTATCAACAAAAACAACAACTTACGAGACATCGACCAGGCGATTGGGACTCCTACCGACTTTTGGCACCCCCGCGGCGTCGTAGCTCAGATCAATTCCAAAAAGCCGCTAAAGCCCCACGTTGTTGTTGTTGTTCCGACCTTCTTCATCAGAGGACTCCCCCAGAGAAAACAAAGGAAACCCTTAAATGGCACTAGAATCAGGCACCTATATAAACAGCCTTGTAGCCACCAACCCAGTAGCAACTGATGGTCTGGCTCAAGCAGACGACCACATGCGACTAATCAAAGCTACAGTTCTAGCGTCTTTTCCTAATATCACTGGAGCCATGACAGCCACACAAGCGGTACTCAACGGTATAGACGCTCGTATGACAGCCTTGGAAACAGCCTTTGCCACAGGCACCAAGATGCTATTCCAGCAGACCACAGCCCCTACAGGCTGGACTAAGGACACCTCAAGCAACGATAAGGCACTCCGCGTTGTATCAGGCACTGTCGGTTCTGGTGGTTCCGCTGGGTTCTCATCTGCCTTCTCCAGTATCACCCCTGCTGGTTCCATCAGCAACACTGTGGCTGGCTCCACTGCTTCTCATGCTATCACAGTAAACGAGATGCCAGCTCACTCCCACGCTATCACAGGTACATACAAACGTGATGAAGGAAGTGGCGGCGGCGGTTCTTTTCCACATGGATCAGCTCGTAGTACAGTAACTAACATCTCAGGTTTCTTAGACATCACAGCCAGTGATACTGGTGGTAACGCAGGTCACACTCACGGCGTAGGTACACTTGCTGTATCTAGCACCTTCTCAGGTACATCTATTGATCTAGCTGTAGCCTACGTAGATGTGATCATTGCGACACGAAACTAGAACCCATGAAGCTAGAGGTAAAACAAAACTGTCCACTAGATAGCTTCAATCCTTGTCGTCAATTCGACTGTGCGTGGTTTATGAAGATACAAGGGCATAACCCAAACACAGGAGACCCCACAGAGGAGTGGGGGTGTTCTATGGCTTGGCTACCTATACTCATGATTGAGAACGCACAGCAGTCTAGGTCTACAGGGGCGGCTGTCGAGTCATTCCGTAACGAGATGGTTACACAGAACATCAAGAACACCGAGTTACTTAAAAACGAACAGTTACATCTGGAAGGGAACTAGAGCTAATGGCGATCCTACCCATACGTGACCTAGGTGACACTGGAGTTGTTACAGATGTATCCCCGTACAACATCCCCATCAATGCTTTCAACAAGGCTTTCAATGTACGTTTTGATGAGGGCAAGGTGCTACGTGCGCCTATCTTCCGTAAGATCAAAGATAGCCTAGGTTTTACTCCTAGGTTTACCTACGGCATTGTTCCTTCTAGTGGATTCGATACCACCTTGATGTTGTCGAACACATGGGTAATCAACGAGTATGCTTCGGGTACTGTAAGTAACAGGTCTGGTTCCATATCTGGTTCTGATGACCCTAGGCCATATACAGGCACCTCACTTGCTGACGTAGTTTACATAAACAGACCAGACAGGGTTCCAGTGTACCGCCTAAGCACAGGCACTAACTTTGCTGACCTAACTAACTGGAACAGCAACTGGCGTACCTCATCACTAAGGTCATACGGTGATTTCCTGATAGCCATGAACATGACAGAAGGTACTTCATATTACCCAACCCGTGTTCGCTTCAGTAACTTGGTTACAGCTAACTCAATACCTGATAGCTGGGATGAAACAGATACAACCAAGTCTGCTGGCTTTAACGATCTGGTGCAGATTAAGACTGAGATCATCGATGGTGCCACCCTAGGTACTAACTTTATTATCTACGCTAGTGACCAAGTGTGGATGATGGAGTTTGTCGGTGGAACCTTTATCTTTAACTTCCGTAAGCTCTTTACAGATGCTGGTGTTATTAACCAGAATTGTGTTGTCGAGGTAGAAGGTAAACACTTTGTCTTTGGTGCTTTTGACATCTACACCCACGATGGTACATCCAAGCAATCTATATGTGATGAACGAGTTAAGAACTTCATATACTCAAGTATCAACAACCAAGATTCCGACAGGTGTTTCGTACAGCACAACCCGACACTCAATGAGATATACTTCTGCTATAAGTCTGGTGATCAGTACGTAGCATTTCCTAATGCAGACCGATGTAACAGAGCGGCAGTTTATAACTACCGTAATAACACATGGTCATTCATGGATTTACCTAACGTATCCAGTGGCACCATAGCTAACGTAAACTCGGTGGCTACCTATGCAACCAGCAGTACATCCTATGCCCTCACAGGAGGCACATACTACCAGCAGGAAGACTCTTTTAACCGTCATACCCTGATGGTAGGTGAAAGCCTAAGTGCCGATGGTATCACCTCAGATAAACTATATGGCATTGATGTATCAGATGCAGGACAGATTGCTTTTGATCTGGACACACAAGCCACTAAGCCTGTGTACCTAGAACGCACGGGTCTTGATCTTGACGAAGCTGGTCTGGGTGCTTCCCAGTATGTTGTGTGTACCCGTATCTACCCACAGGCTGATACTGTGAACACCAATGATACAACCATGAACTTCCAGTTTGGTGCATCGGACATACCAAGGTCTACACCCACGTATCAATCAGCAGTTACTTTTGATGTATCTACAGATCACAAGATCGACAGTAGAGCCGCTGGTCGATACCTGTCTTACAAGGTCACATTGAATGACAATAAAGACTTTGAAATATCAGGGTTTGACTTAGAGGTTACTGCGACAGGCAGGAGATAACTATGGCTGTAAACGATAAGACCAATGTAGTCGTGCAGACTTACTCCAGAACACAGTACCCAGTTATTGAGGAAGGTATCAGGAGATACTTCCAAGATGAGCTACAGCGCATTGAGACATCAATCAGGTCGTTAGCTCAGGCTTCAATACAGGTATCTGAGTCACCACCTGAGAATCCAATCAAGGGTATGGTTAGATACGCAGTCAGCCCGTGGAACCCCCTCAGTAACGGTTTTAGTGGCCTTGTGGTCTACAATGGTACGGCATGGGTGGCGGTGTAATTAACGTGATAAAAATAACAATATGAGGAATGTAATATGTGGGGTCAAATAGCAGGAGCCGCTATTGGCGGTATAATGGCTAACAAAGCCGCAAAGAAACAAGCTGGAGCGCAACGCTACGCCGCTGATATGAACGCCCGTGGTTATAATGATGCACGTCCGTACGTCCAAGATATGTATGAAGGTGGCACCAAAGCCCTTAATGATTCCTTAGAAGCAGGTTACTACAGCGG